CTAAACGGAAGGGTAAGGAGTTTAAAGTGGAGGTACACCATAAAAATGGGATCTCTAACTGGGATGAGGCCATAAATGGAGTGTATTATCATATTTTGTGTGACATTAGCGAGTTGGAGACGCTTTGTGTTGAGTGTCACCAGGCGAAAGAAGCAGCTAAATAAGGAGCAAAAAATGCCAAGAGGTAACCCAAAAGATATAACTGGTAAAAAATATGGATTACTCACAGTAATAAAAGCTACGGGATTTAGAGGTTTAAATAGAGGAGTTACTTGGTTATGTAAGTGTGACTGCGGCGGAGATACTATTGTAATAGGTTCGTATTTACGAAGTGGGCACAGAAAGAGCTGTGGATGTCTTCATAAAAGAAGAGGACCAGACAATCCAAATTGGAAAGGAACTAAATATTATTCTAGAGATTATTCATATATTTATAAACCAGATCATCCTAATTCTATAAAATCTTATGTTTCTGAACACGTGTTTGTAATGTCAGAACATATTGGAAGAAAACTTGAACAAGGAGAGATTGTACATCATAAAAATGGGAACAGAAAAGACAATAGATTAGAGAATTTAGAGTTAAGACTAACCAATAGGCATGCTCCAGGTCAAGCGGTTCATGATCTTATAAAATACGCAATAGAAATTTTGAACAAATATGCTCCAGACAAATTATGTCACGAGGAAAGGGAGGCCGCAAAGTGACACGCTGCCCTCATTGTAAAGGTTATCTTCAGCCCCGCACGTGGTATGTTGAAGGGCTCTACATCTCCGAACTTCACTGCGTCATGTGTTCCCGGAGCTACAACCAAAAGGAGCGCAAGGATTATGTCTGCCAGTACGATAAGGACAACCTCACCCCGAATCGTCAGAACCAGAAGGCGGGTAGGAAAGGTGGACGGAAGCGGTGGAGTTACAAGAGGAGCGCGAAAATATGAAGGAGGGTAATACCATGAAAACCATTGTAATTATAGCGTTTATTACATTATTTATCATCTCAGCAGCATGGGCAGAGGAGCCTGTAAAATCCTTCGAGGAATTAAAATCGTACAAGTTCCCCGCCGAAATATTAATCAATCCTGCTAAATTAATTATATTTGGCACTCCGGAAGTAGGCCGGCTGGAATGGGGAAGTGGAAAGTTGATATTTACCGGCAACATTGATGAGTCGGCAAGGATATTCTTTGAGTATTTTTGGAAAGAGTACGGGTTGAAATCATGTCCATAAACTAAAGGAGGGTAAAATCATGAGGACGAAAGTATTATTGGTATGGGCAGTGTTATTTGCGATACTCATCGCGGTACTCATCGGGATGGTCATCGCCAGGGCAGGGGACAAAGAAACACTCCAAGCCCAACTCTCGGCACTCATCCAAGAGGAACGAGCCTGCCTCGCGGAGCAGGCCATGTACCAAATTAAGTTCCGGGAGAATCAGGACCGATTACCGGAGATCCAGAAGAGTAAGGCGATGCTCCAGGAGCAACTCAAGGCTCTAGACGAGAAGGAGAAGGCGGCAAAGGTGCCGGATAAGGCCATTAAGCCGGTAGAGAAGAAGTGAGAATAAAAAAGGGGTGTGGCACTACGTCGGCACCCCTATCGTTGAACCTGGCGCATTGTGGAGCGTTACAGGCTAATTGGTAGCCTTACCACCACCCATAAAGCTCATTTGCTGCCAACATTGCAAATACCAACACCGCCGCCAGCATTAGCGAGTACACCGTCTCAATCAACTTGGTCATGGGTGCCTCCCAATATATAATAATAACATTCCAGGCAATATTCCCGATTGTTTACCACGATACAGGAATATGGTAGAATCTCTCCACAAAGTGAACATTTCCAGAATTTCAGCCCGGTGAGTTCGTCCCTGTCGCTCATGGTGTCCCCCCTTCCGCTTTATCCCATCAGGGCCATCACCACACCCTCAGGTAAAATGCCCGTGACTAACCACCCTAACACTGTTGCCACGATACACAGGATTAAGCACCATACTGATTCTTTACTCATTACAATCTCCTTTCCCGGCCCCCACCGTGTTAGCGAGGCCGGGTGAATGGGGTTATCTGCTTCCGTTAAATTCTGGTGCCAGTATTCCATACCCTCCCCAGTCTTTGTAAATGTCCAGGTTATGATTCCTAACATATTCGTCATCAATCTTTAAAGCGTACCCACGAGGATCTGAATTGATAATGCAAGGAATCCCCTTAATGGTAAAGCCAAGTATCTTGTCTAGGGATTTGAGGGTTGACTTCTCTTTCTTTTCCATATAGTCCTCGGTTTCAATCAGTCCATTGCAATAATCCGTGGCCATACGGTGTGCCTTTCCTTCAAGTCTATGTAACTTTTTGCATAGGGTTACGGGTCCAATTTCTTGTAGGTCAAAGATTTTCTTCAGCTTCAACCCGTGATTCAAAATCTCCTCATTCATTCTCTGTTTCTTATTCATGATATCCTCTTTTCCGGGCAGTTTATCCTCGTGCCCAGGAGAGTGGTATTTAGATACTATCAATCTCAAATCGTTCTACAATTTCATACACATAAGTTTAGGGTTAGTTTTTAATTATTTTCCACCATCCCCCTATCTTGTGCTGCCATTGGCGACCGTGTGCTCATCCTGGTAGTGCTCATCATCCAAGCTGTCGAGTATCCACCATTTTGCCCCACTGCCAGTATCATTACCTTTAGCTATCTCTCGCATTGACCTCTTAGCCTCTCGCAGGTTACTATACAGATACGCCTCACCATTGTAGCTGTTGCCTGTTGACCAGTACCCGTAATATGTTTTTTTCATTTTCCCGTCCCTCCTTTTGGTTTTTTGTGCTCATGTCTAAGATAAAGCAATTATTATGCCTAATTTTAACTAATCTAAAAATATATTCCTTAATGATTTCAATAGCCATTCCATTGACTCACCGTCATTCCTTCAACGTTTGCATAGCTAAAAAGGTCAAAATTGGCACTATATTTAATGTATTCAATACTTTAGCTAACATGACAATCTACGCTTTAATTTAGCAAAGTTCGTCACACCAAAAGATTTCGCTTGACAAGCTACTGTATATTGTGGTAATGGGTTAACTAATGACTAAATCTGCCAAAAAACCTCGCAGGAGAGGACGCCCGTCCACTTACAAGCCTATCTATGCACAACAGATCCTAGAGTTTTTCGGCCAGCCTGCCGCGCACGATGAAATTGAGCTGTGGACGACCAAGGGCGGGACAAAAATTGAAAAAAAGAAAGAAGTACCTAATAATTTCCCTACTTTAGAGCGATTTGCCTGTAACCTTGGAGTTGAGACAAGTCAACTGGTATCGTGGGCGAGACAGCATTCAGACTTCCGCGCCGCTTTAGCGCGAGCGAAGTCTTTACAGAAGGATTTTTTAATCCAAAACTGTGCGAAAGGATTGTATAATTCCCACTTTGGCATTTTCCTGGCAAGCAACGTCACCGATATGCGCCCTGCCAAACAGGAGATCGAGTCTTCTGGATCTGTATCGGTTAAGGTGGTCCAGTACGTTGATAAGGGTAAAAAATGATGGCTAGACGGTCCTGCCGTCCCAGATCGGCTCAACATGATTTTTGCTATGATGATACTTTATATGATCGCTCTGGCTGGCAAATAACATCAGGTTCGCCCGGTCATTATTCCGGTCATCGCCATCAATATGGTGAGGTACATGCTCAGTTTGTATCGGATACCATTGAGAGATAATAATTCGGGCTAGGCGCGTTCCATGGCGCCATTGATAGTAATTTGGGTTAGAGCGTGATGCGTAATAACAGTCAGTGGAGCAATAGTGAGTAATAGACATTCTCCATCGTTTACGGGTAATCTCATGGAGCCGACCACAATAACTACATTCGCAGGTTACACGTGTAGCCCCTCCAGCCCCCTTCCCAGTATTAACTCCAGCATCCTTCAAGATCCTCCATACTCTCTGCCTACTAATCCCGGCTATAGGAGCTATCTCCGAGGGTGCAAGGTGCTGGATCGTAGCCATAGCCACTACATCTGGTGTTGTGATACGGAGTTTGTGAGTCATCTTCGATCTCCTCTCTTATTTGGTTTACATATCATATGTATGATAGTATCATACATTCAACCCCTTGTCAAGCACTTTGTTTACATAATCGTATGTAACCTAATATATAATATCAGTCGTTACGCTTGGCTGTATACAGCTCATGCTTGGTCCGGGCAGGTCCCGGCTCCTGGCCGATCAAAAAAGCATTCTTCGATGGGGGGGAGTATCAGACCGAACGGGTACCGAGGTAGGTTATTATAGTAGTACCTACCATCTCTCCAACTGAGTAATTTTTAAAAGGGTAATTTTATGATCGACATTTACAAATGGGAGTGTCCTGAATGCAACCAGACTTGGAGTTGGTACACGCCATATTGTGATTGCGGGTTTAGAATTTCTGAGGAATATTTTAAAAAGCAAGTAAGCCACTTCGATCTTGCACCAGATACGGCGAGTCCTGGTCGGTCCAGTAAATCCAGCGACTCAACGATAAACGGCCACCTTTCTTATTTTACTAAGTTCCATGCGAATCAGAGGTCCGTAGTCGCTCTGAGGAGCCAGGGGACAAATTGGCTACGGCGGGACGCACGGTAGGGCCGATAAAGAGAGGGTGCCCGAATTTGTGAAGAGCAGGTAGAGGCACTAGGCAAGCTTGTAGATAGCATATAGGACGGGATTAAAGTTATCGTGTTATCGTGAAGGTGCAGTTCTTTACGGTAGTCGGTCTTTAGACCGGCGGGGGTGAAATAGAGGGATGTTCAAGGGAAGGAAGCTGGTTTCTAAAAATAAGGAGATCCTGATCCCGAACAACTGGAGGCCGCGAGAGGATCAGATGGCGTTGTGGGGATACCTGGAGTGTGGGGGGAAACGGGCATTCTGTATGGCCCATCGCCGATGGGGAAAGGATGATGTCGGGCTGCATTTTACTGCGACTCAGCTATGTCAGAGGCCGGGGAACTATTGGCACATGCTACCGGAGTATGGGCAGGCCCGGAAGTCGATCTGGACCGCGATCAATCCCAGGACCGGGAAGAGAAGGATAGACGAAGCGTTTCCGGTTGAGATTCGGGAGTACACGAAAGAGCAGGAGATGATTATTAAGGTAAAGCCTACGGGGTCTACGTGGCAGTTGGTCGGGAGCGACAATTATAACTGCTATTCTGAAGACACCGAAATTCTTACGGAAGATGGATGGAAATTATTCTCAGACTTAAAAAAAGGAGACATGGTATCCACTCTTGGAGAAGAGGATGTAATGTCATACTCACCGATAAACGCAATTATTAAACATGACTACACAGGTGAGATGTATCATGTAGAGAATAACGCTATTGACATTCTTACTACTCCCAATCATAAGTTCTACGTCCAGTCCGGGAAAGGATTTAGAAAGTTTAAACGGATAGATGACCCAACAATTCTTAGATATAAGATCCCTGCCACATCGAAATGGAAAGGTAAGAGACAGGATAAATTTAAGTTACCAAAGATAATAGATATACATCCTTGTACTAATGGAAGGCATAACTGGAATCTTGAGTTTGATATGAAAGACTGGTGTGCATTCATGGGAATATTTCTATCAGAGGGGAGCACTTTTTCTGACAATAGAGGAAACTACCGTGTTGTAATTTCTCAGAAGAAAAAGGATGGCGTTGAGGGTATTCTGCGGCTTTTGTCTAGGATGGGAATAAAGGCAAAGTATCATGAGAGATCCAGTAATATTTATATAATGAATAAGCAATTATTTAAGTATATGAAGCAGTTTGGGACATGTGAAAAGAAATTTGTGCCAATGGAGCTAAAGAAATTACATACGGATTACTTATCAATTCTTGTGGATTGGATGGTATTTGGAGATGGGCATATTACGAAAGGCGATACACTTTCTTATGCTACAACATCAAAAATATTGGCTGATGACTTTCAGGAACTTATGATAAAGCTTGGGTACTCTGGAAATATAGCAACGATAAATAACAACAGAGGAGGAATGATTAATGGAAGAGCAATAAAAAGCAAGAAACCACTTTATGTCTACCACAGGAGAAAGTCCCACTTTAAGTATTTCAGGGACACTCATGAGTCCTATGTCTCCATAATTCCATATTCAGGGGAAGTGTGGTGTGTGGATGCTGGTAGCCATGTAATAAAGGTAAGAAGAAATGGGAAAGAGGCATGGTGCGGAAACTCACTTATCGGCTCTCCGCCGATCGGGGTAGTATTCTCCGAATGGGCTGTTGCGTCCCCGCTTGCATGGCCTTACATCCAGCCTATCCTTGAAGAGAATAATGGATGGGCTTTATTTTGCACTACGCCTAGAGGAAATAATCATGCCAAGAAGATGCTTGACTTTGCGGTCATGGATGAGAATTGGTTCGGGCAAAAGATCACGGCTGATGAGAGCCCGGTGTTTACGAAAGATCAGCTTACTAATATTAGGAGGGAATTAATCGCTCAGTGGGGAGAAGAGTATGGGGATGCGCTGTTTATGCAGGAGTATTACTGTTCGACGGAAGGCGCTCAACTCGGGGCATACTTTTCAAAACAGATCAGCCAGGCCCGTAAGGACAAAAGGATTACAAATGTTCCTTGGCAACCTGGGCTTGAAGTAGATACCTTTTGGGATCTGGGGGTGGATGACTCCATGACCACGTGGTTTATCCAGACTTGTGGGCAGGAATTTCATGTCATTGATTACTACGAGAATATGGGATACGGGCTCGAACACTACGCTAAGATTCTTAAAGATAAGCCCTATGTTTATGGAAATCATTATATGCCCCATGATGCTAATGCGAGGGAGATGACGAATAATGAAATAGCGCTGTCACGAAGAGAGGTCGCAGAGAATCTTGGGATCAAGCCGATTATTGTAGTGTCCAGGGTTAGGAATATGGATATTCTTGTGCAGGTTCAAATCCCCGCCGTGAGAAACATTCTGGGCCAGTGCTGGTTTGATGAGAAGAAGTGCTTTAATGGGATAGCGGCGCTTGAGGGATATAGTGCCGAGTATGATGAAGAGAAAAAGAAATTGGGGAATCGTCCTCGGCATGATTGGTGCTCACACGGGGCCTCAAGTTTTATAACCTTTGCTATTGGATACCAGGCTAAAACCATGAGGAGGAGCGTTACTTCGATAATGAGCGAAAGGTTCGTGATGGATTATGCCTAAGAAGAAAACAAAATCTCCAGAGACTTTAACTCCTCTCCGTAAGTTTATTGATCTTGCTGTGAAGCGACTCAAGAAAGAGATTGATGCGGATAATCATAACCGTATAGAGGCGATTGAGTCTTTACGATTTCTGAACGGGGATCAGTGGGAACCTGGGGAGAAACAGAGACGCAAGCGTTTGAATCGCCCATGCCTGACGATTAATATCCTTCCCCAGAATGTGGATCAGGTTGTTGGGGATATGAGGCAGAATCGCGTGAGGGTGAAGATCCGGGCGATTGATTCCAAGGCCGATGTGAACATAGCTAAGATCAGAGCCGGTATCATATCTAATGTAGAATATCTATCAAGCGCCGAATCCATTTATGATCAGGCGGGAGAGATGGAAACCTCCTGTGGGTATGGAGCATGGAGGGTGCTGACCCGGTACACTGAAGAAAATCCTTTCATCCAGGAAATATATCTTGAGTCCATTCTTAATCCATTCTGCGTTTTTATGGATAGTGGCAGTAAGGATTTAATGTATGCCGATGCCAATTATGGATTCATTTTAGATAAGATGCCAAGGGATGAATTTAAAGAGGAATACCCCGACGCGGAAGTTCCCGGAGAGCCATTAAAGACAGGCTTAGGAATGTCTCAGGAACATTGGTATGATACCGAGACAGTAACAGTTGCCGAGTATTTTGTAAAGAAGGCCGTTAAAAAGACGGTATGTTTAATGGATAACGGAGAGGTGTTGGATAAGGATGAGGCGGATGAGAAGGTTAGGAAGTGGAAAAAGGAACATCCAATACCAGAAACTTTAATTCCATCAACGACCCC